CAAGTTTTTGATTAATCAAATAAACCAAGTTTTAACAGATTACGAACAAACACAATAACACTTAACACAAACACAATGAAAACAGTTAACAGCATATCAGGGGGTAAAACATCATCATATTTAGCTAAACATTATCCAGCGGATTACAATGTGTTTGCTTTGGTTAGAATAGAAGATATAAAATGTGCGCCAAAAGATAAAAAGTTAACTCAATTAGTTAGCGATAAAATAGGGATGGAATTTATCGCGAGTGCTGAAAGTGATTTGACTTTAAAGGTGGTTTTAGATTTAGAGCAATTAATCGGCACTGAAATAAAATGGATTACTGGCAAAACTTTTGAGCAAATTATAAAAGACAAATCAAATTATTTGCCTAATCAAATGACAAGGTTTTGCACTACTGAAATGAAAATTCGACCAATCGCTAATTTTTGCAGAAATGAAATTAAAGAAATCGTTTTAACACGTTTAGGTATTAGATACGACGAAGAACACCGAGTAAATTACGATAACACAAGTTTGAAATTTCATAACGGATTTTCAGAAAATGGTAGAAATAAATGGATAGTTGAAAAGTACAGAGAATTAGAGTACCCATTAGTTAATAATAAAATAGAACATTTTGAAATTTACAAATGGAGTTTATCAACTAACTTAAATTTTCCTAAAGACAGTAATTGCGTAGGTTGTTTTCATAAGCCTGTGCAGCAACTTCGTAAAAATTGGGATGATGAACCTATGAAAATGCAATGGTTTGCAAACCAAGAAAAAGGAAAAAGTAAATTTAAAAAAGAAATGTCTATGCAAGAAATTAAAACCATTGGACTGCAAACCGACTTTTCTTTTGGTACTGGTTCGGGTTGTAATTCGGGTGGATGCACAGACTAAATTTTAAAAAAAACAACAAAAAATAAAAATGATTAAGCCAAAAGAAAAAGCGTGCAAGGGAACAGGAAGCGCAAAAGGTTACGGCTGCGGGAAGCTTACTTACCATCGCGTATATGGCTTAGGAAAGATGTGTTGCTATTCTCACTGGCTACTAACAAGCGAAGCAGGTCGTGTAAAAATTCACAAGGCTATTTATAAAGCCGCTGCCCCACGTTTAGATATGGATAAGCAAATAGCAAACGAGAAAAAAACAAAGGACTTAGAAACTCTTAAAAAGCAGGTTATGAATATTTGCCACAAGTACATACGCATGCGCGATAAAGGGCTACCTTGCATTTCTTGCGGTGCTAAATGGAATGATCAATTTCAAGCAGGGCATTTTTTTAAGGCGGATAAGTATAGCGAATTAAAATATTACGAATTTAATATTTCAGGACAATGCAGGGTGTGCAATCTTCACAAAGACGGAAACCATAATGAGTACTCCTTAAAATTACCTAGTAAAATAGGAAAAAAAGAATTTGAAACAGTTGTAAAAATGGCAGCCGAAAGTAAAAAGCAATCGTTTAAATGGGATAGGCAAGAACTAAAAGCACTTTATATTTACTACCGCGATAAAATAAAAACGATTTAATAGTTGCGTAACAATAATAATAGTGTATATTTGCACCATACAATAACAAACAAAACAAAACACAATGAGCAATCTACCAGCAGGCGCAGAACACGACCCACACGCACCGTGGAACTACAACCACGTAACACCAGACCCAGCAAATTGCCTTTGCTGCCAGCAAGATTTTCAGGACGATGATTGGGAGTATTTAGAACTATGCGGTTTTGACTGCGCGGATAGTTACATAGCGAAAAAGTTTAACGATTTAGACCTGACTAGACCCGCAGATTTAAAGATAGCAAATGAGTTACTTGTAACAGCTACCGAAATACAAGCGGATTGTTTGCAAGAAATTACCAATAAATTAAAAACTAAATAACAATGAAACAAGAAAAAATAAAGTATAGCGAAATAATGAATTTAGGATTTACCGAAGAAATTGTAAAAGACGGTGTTTATTTTAACAGGTACGGTTTTGACTATGCAATAATCGAAAAGCAGTTAACACCACACATAGCGATTAACTGGGCTAAGGAAACACAGCTTTGCGAAATGTATCGCGTAGGTAAAAAATCAGAGGGCGACATAGTAGCGCGCATGAACATAAACACACTAGAAGAACTACAAGAAGTAATTAATTTTTTCACAACTAAATAAATAACAAATGGAATTATCAGGAACAGTAAAAGTAGTTAACGAAGCGCAAGCGGTAAGCGAGAAATTTAAAAAGCGTGAGTTAGTAATCACAACCGAAGAACAATACCCGCAGGATATTTTGGTGGAGTTTCACCAAGACAAAACAGACCTTTTAAACGCTGTTAAAGTAGGCGAGTCGGTAACGGTAGGTATAAACATTCGCGGTCGTTTATGGGTATCACCACAGGGTGAGAACAAGTATTTTAATACTATTACAGGTTGGAGAATTGACAAAGCAAAAGCAGGGTTAAACGCAACAGTACCATTTCAGCCAGCAACGTCTGAACTAGACGCGCAGGCGGATGATTTACCTTTTTAATATGACTACTTTAAACGACATTAAGGACTTAACAACTAGACAGCTAGTAAAAGAGCAGGTTAAGTCCTTACGCGCAAGTAGAATCGCTGCGGATATATCGGTAGAAAACATCGCAATCGAATTAAATTGTAATCTTACAAAAATAAGACGATTTGAAAGGGGTGAATGTTACGACCTAACTTTATATTTTAACTACATAGATTTTATCAAATGGAATACTCAAAAATAAGTAACATAGATATTGACGGAATAGATACAAATGACTATCCAGATTTTTGCGATGCGTTTATTTGTAGTGCGGAGTATGAGGGAGTAGCAATGACAGACGAACAACTGGACGAACTTAATGAGGATAGTGATTTTCTTTATGACTGCGTTAACAAACATTTATTTTAATTTGGTATATTTTAAAAAATGGCTATAATTACAAATAATAGTGTATATTTACACCTAACAATATAAACACAAAGCAATGAAAACAAAAGTAAAAGACAAGTTAAAAGAGTTATTGCAAAACGATTTTAACGCAATAGACTGGCACAGCGAGTATATCTACCAAGAAGCCCCTATACTAATCATCACCGCGTTAGAACTTGGATTTAAACGCCTTGCTAAAGATTTTATACAGGATGCAAAGCACGAAGGCTACGAATACAAAGGATTACTTTAAAATAAAAAACCGCTGCATAAAAAGTACAGCGGTTAAATAACAATCAAAACAACGCAAATATAATGAAAAACATTTATAAATCACTAGCTTTATTTCAGCAAGAAGTAAAAACAATCCATCAGGACACGAAAGGCTACGGCTATACGTACACACATTTAAGTACAATACTAGAAACAATTAATCCTTTATTGGCTAAGAACGGTCTAGGCTTTACGCAACTAGTAAACGGTATAACTATTGAAACTATTTTGTTTCACGTAGATACTGGGGAAACAATCAAAAGCATAACAGACATACCACAAGGCGTAACTTTAAAAGGTATGAATGACTTTCAAGTACTGGGCAGCGCGATTACCTACATAAGACGTTATAGCCTTTCTAGCATGTTGGGATTAGTGACCGACAAAGATGCAGACGCAGCAGGCGAACCACTAGCCCCAAAACTAGACGTACCACGTTTAAACAATAGGCTAAACGCTTGCAATACTATGGGTGAACTGCAAACTACTTACAAGGCGTTTACACCAGCAGAGCAAGCCGCAACCTTTGCAACTAAAGACGCTATGAAATTAAAACTATCATAATGCAAGGAGATAAAGAAATGTTCCTAAGAATGCGTGAGGAAGATTTTAACACCCTCACGCAGGGGCAACGTGAGATATTTACTTATGTTGAAGTAAGGGAAGCCAACGAATACGAGAATAACAAAAGCGATTCTAACTACATAACTTTGCACAAGGCAAAGCGCAAGGCGACAAAAGAGGTTCAGGAATACTTGTTTAATAAGCGGCATAAGTAATTTTTAGTATATGAAATTCAAGGCACTCGAAAGAGCTGGCGAAGTGGACAGGATAAAATGTTGTGCGCAGACAGACCACACTAAGGACTTAATATTTGCCTTGTTTTTTATATATATTGTTGTTAAAAGTTTAAAAAAATAAATAAAGAATGTATAAAGTCATGAGCAAAGACTACCCAAATGAACTTTGGGCAACTGGTTTTTATAGTAAGGAAAAGGCGCAAGGTTTAATCGATAAAGGTTATTTTCAAAAATACATGTACGAAAAAGATAAAATTAAAAAACTAGTTGTAATTAAATACTAGCCCTTTTTAAATGTTTTATAACTATTAGATATACGCATGAACTTGCGTTTTTAACAAAATTTAAAAGCAAAAAATATATTTGTAGATAACGTTTAGTATATGAAGCGTTGCGTATAAAAATAACATACATTGAATAATTAATAAAACTTAATAAAATGGCATTTACAAATGATACACTGAAGCCAAGCAATGATTTATATATATTGTTAGCACCCGTTATTTTCCAGAATGTACGTTCTACGGTTGAGCGAACAAGTAATAGGAAAAGGCAGTGCTACGGAACAGGAAAAAAGATAGCAAAAAATGACAAGTACATTAACCATCAGTTTAGATACGATGGTAGGATAATAACCATAAGTTTCTGTATAAGTTACTTTAATGGGTGCTAACTACTGTATATGCGTATAAACTTGCGTTTTTAACAAAACTTTAAAACTAAAAAATGATATTTGACACCTCAAAAGACTTTGATAGGCAAACCGCTGTTGCAAGGTTTGAAAAGTTAATGACTGCAAAGGCAAAGTTTGAACTAACGGAAAAGAAACCTATACGGTCAATACCTCAAAACAGTTATTTACATTTGATTATAAGCTGGTTTGCGCTGGAATACGGTGAGACATTGCACTACGTAAAGCAAAACATTTTTAAAGCAATAGTAAACGCTGACCTGTTTATATACGATCGAGTAAACACAAAGACAGGCAGCATACGAAAAGACGTACGGTCTACTGCATTATTAGATAGCACGCAAATGACACTAGCGATTGACAGGTTTAGAGCATACAGCGTTAAGAATGGTATCTACTTACCAGAAGCGGGCGAGATTGACAACCTAAACCACATACATACAGAAATTGAAAAGCAAAAAATATATTTGTAGATAAAGTTTAGTATAAGAGTATGTAGCGGTGTCGTACCAGTGCGTTAAGGGTTTGGATATTACCTTAACTTAGACGAAGATTAAAGTTCAGCAACGAATACCGCTATTACTTTTATTACAACGTGCGACGTCTATGATTAGTGCGGTAAATAGAAAAATAACTTTGAATTATAAACTTAAAAAAGTGAGCGATGGAAAGACCGAATATTAAAGATTACTTCGCTGAAAAAGCAGATGTTAAAACAGTACATAATGAATATATAAATAGCCCACATCTTTATAGTTATGCAAGTAATTTAGATAGGTATGTTGATTATTTAGAGGACAAATTAAGCGAACGAGAAAATAAGCCAGAACCATTGGAAAGCACCGAACTTAAAGCATTAATTATAGACGGTGTTAGCACATCGTTTGTTTGTGATAAATCGGATAGAAAAACCATTTGCAAAAACCCAATGAGCCACGAGTGTTGTAATAAGCATCATAAAAGAATATAACAAACTAATGTGTGCTAACGGTCGTGGGTATAGCACGTTCTTTTTAAAATATTTAACAAATTAAAAATAAATATAATGGCAGGAATAAATTTTACAGACGAAAGAGAATATGCACCAAAATTAACTTTTAAAAATAATGATGCTATACACAATGTTAGCAATGTGTTATGTGGCTTTTTCGAACTTGACGCAAAAACAAGCAGTGCAACAAAATGTAAATGTGGACGTGAAAAATGGGAACATACTAAAGCCAAATAATTGTTCCTAACATCGAATATGTGAAAATCTAACAATTTAAAGACATATTTGTATGTTTAAAAAATAAAAAGCATACACGATAAAAATGGAACTACAAGAAGCAATACAGAAACTAGCAGCGCAAGGTATAACCATAGGAATGAAAAACCACGACTACAAATTTAGGGTTTTGGCTACCTACCCAGACCGCGAAGTAATGGGTAAATTAGAGCACACCACTAAGACAATAATGCAGGCAATTAACAAAACTATTCTGCACCTCGCAAAGTAGTTTTTTTTATTGGTTTATTTTTAGTAGCTTTACAGCCATGCAAACAACCTTAGACAAACTAGCCGAGCATGACAACAGATGGCGGGCTTACGCTTACTCTATAACTAACAACACGCAACTAGGCGATGAGTTAGTGCAGGAGATGTATATTAAGTTTGACCGAAACGGTTATACCAAAACAAATAGTTCATATGTCTACTGGTGTATCTTAAACTTGTTTAGGGACGTTCTAAGAACAGACAAGCACGATATAGATATAGAAGATGTTAGTAACTACTTAACGCAAGAGAACGAAGATAACGAAGCCACAGCAGCGGAGTTAATGCTTACGGAAAAGTTAAAACAGCATGACCCATACTATGCGGATTTAGCACTCATGGAGGTAGACGGTAAAACATTTCGTGAACTCGGCAAGCGTTATCAAGTACACTACTCAACAATCTCATACAACGTGGTCAAAATTAAAGACAGTTTAAAATTTGATAAGGAGTTAAGAGACTCATACCTAGCACAAAAGCAATAAAATGAAAGATAACATAAAACCAGTTAAAACTTATACCGATAATTCTGGAAATTGGTTTGTTGAATTTAAACAAAAAGAATTAATAAACCTTTTGGAAAAAAATAATACAGATACTTATGTTTCTGAAAAAAAAAGCATACACGCAAAAGAAAGCGACAAAGATATTAAGCAGTTTATAAACGCATTAAAAAAATACAAACGTAAAAATGGGACGAAAAAAAGGAGTTAAGAACAAACCGCAAATGACAGGCATAGGCGATGTCGTTAAGGCGTTTACTCAATCACTAGGCATTAAGCAATGTGAGGGTTGCTCACGCAGGCAGAAGTTTCTAAACAAAGCGTTCCCCTTTAATAATATTAAGGGCGAAATGACACAGCAGCAATTTGAGGACTGGGGAGCGTATAGAGTAGCAGATAAGAATATAATATTAGATTCGGATATGGACTTTATAGAAGATACATACAACGCGATTAACATTACATCACTAGAGCCGTGTAGAAGCTGCGGAGGCGAGGGCTGGCTACAACTAATTAAAGGAATAGAGAAGGTGTACGCTAAGTATTAAATATGAAACTAAGAAAGATATTAAACAAGATGCTTGCCAAAGTTCCAAAGACTTTAAACACGGAAAAGTATTTCTTTGTTTGCTCGATGGTTCATTTTAGCAACGTGACAAAACACAAGGGATACAAGGTGCTTTATACAGAATTAGCACCGAGTGACGTTATTGTTTTTACAAATACAAATCCTTATACAGGTTTAAAGTTATAGATAAACATTATCAAAATATTGAACTCAATAAATTTCAATTATGGATAAAAGAAAAAACAACGGAGGGCACAGCAACGGAGGGCGAAAGCCTAAAGCGGAGGAGCAAAAGCTAGTGGAGAAACTTACGCCTTTAATAGACAAGGCTTATAAGGCATTAGAAACAGGTTTACAAGACGATCAATCGTGGGCGGTTAAATTATTCTTTGAGTACTTATATGGCAAGCCTAGACAGTCAGTCGACGTCACCACGAATGGCGAAAGCATTAAACAGCAAATTATAAATATAGACCCTTTAAGTGATTAAGCAAACAACCGCGCTACGTAAGATAGCAGGATTAAAAAAAAAGATATGGTGTTTGCAAGGTTCGCAAGGTGCGGCAAAGACTTACAGCGCGTGTATAATCATTATAAACCACTTAGCACAGCATAACGGTAAAGAGTGCTATATTGTTTCGTCTGAACTATCTAAGATGCGGGATACGGTCTTAAAAGACTGCATTAACATAATAGATAAACTAGGCATTACTTGTAAAATGACTGGTATAGATTTCGGACAGCCTAAAATAACGCTTCCTACTGGTTCGTTCATTCGCTTTATAGGCTTAGATAAAGACGATGTGGGTAAAGGTTTACGCTCCGACCTAGTGTATATTAACGAAGCAAACAAAATTAACTTTGAATCATACCGAGAATTAACCTCACGCGCTAAACGCATAATAATTGATTATAATCCGAACGTAGAATTTTGGGCGCATAAGGAAGTAATCCCGCGCGACGACTGCGACTTCCTACAACTCACATTTTTAGACAACGAGTATCTAAGCGAGCAAGAACGCAACGAGATACTGCGGTATAAGAGTAAGGGCTACAATGACGACGGCACAATAAAAAGCGAGTACTGGGCTAACAAATGGCAGGTCTACGGATTAGGCAACACAGGCGGCATTGAAGGCGTTATATTTGAATCGTTTAAACAAATAGACAGCGTGCCACAAGATGCAAGGCTACTAGGTCATGGCTTAGATTTTGGTTATACAAATGACCCTACCGCCATAACAAGTATCTACAAGTATAACGATAGCATAATATTAGATGAGGAAGTATATAAGACTGGTTTGCTCAACAGCGACATTGTAAGCCTATGTAAGCAACAATCTATCGGAACTAGTCTATACATATACGCAGACAGCGCAGAGCCAAAGAGCATAGCAGAAATTAAGCGAGCGGGCATACGCATACTACCAGCCAAAAAGGGCAACGACAGTATAAATTTTGGTATACAGTTAATGCAAGAGCAGGATATAATTATTACATCGCGGTCTAAGAACGTAATTAAGGAGTTTCAATCTTACACATGGGCGACAGATAAGACAGGCGAGAGACTAAACAAGCCTATTGACATAAACAACCACGCTATCGACGGAGTTCGTTATGCGATAATGGAACTCTTTGGTAAGCCTAAAGGAGTTTATTACGTTAGGTAATTAAAATAATTTAAAAAACAAATAAATGAACATAAACATTCCAACACAACTAAGCGAGGTAAGCCTTATACAGTTTATGAAGTATAACGAATACTTAAACGCAAACAAAGAGATAACGCAGCAGCAAGCAGATAAGAAGCTTTTAAGCGTGTTTTGCGGGCTATCTTTAAAAGAGGTTGAACAAATACCTATGAAGGATTATAAAGAGATAGTAACTATCTTACAGGGTGTACTGCAAGAGCCAGCAAAGCCGCTAGTAACCACTTACAAAGGTTTGGGATTTATACCTAACTTAGATAATGTAAGCGTGTCAGAATACGTGGACTTAGAGAAATTCTACACAGAGGACGAAAGCACTATCGACTATTTTATGGCAGTACTTTACAGACCTATTGAACAGAAAGTAATACGCTCTTACAGCGTGGAAAAGTACACAGGGGAAGCGTTACACATCGATAATATACACGCGCTACCAATGGACGTGGTAAGGTCTGCAATAGGTTTTTTTTTGACTTTAAGGGACGACTTGTTAACCTCTACCCTGAAGTATTCCAAGGAGGCGAAGTAAACGACGCGACAAACATTCGAAATAATTTCGGTAAAAAATGGGGCTGGTATCATCACATAAGAGTGCTGTGCGCTGCGTTCAATTATACGATTGAGCAAGTTGAGCAAATGCGAATACACGAGGCGTTTATGGAAATGGCGTACCAAAGCGACCTTAACACAATGGCTAAACAAAAAGCCTAGTCAAATCGTTTTAACATTATGAACGCATATACACAACTACTTAACTACCTACTGTCTATTTTAAGCGCAGATACCGACATTAACACGGTTACCGAGGGAAGCCAAATAGACCAGATCGATATACAAAAAAAGAACCTTTACCCGCTTGCGCACATAGAAGCAGCAGACGGAAACTTTACGGCAAACAATTTTCAGTTTAACGTTACGGTTCAAATACTTGACATGGTGCAGACACGTAAAGAGATAAACACCGACAAGTTTACAACAAACGACAACCGCCAAGACGTTTATAACACCTCTTTACAATCGCTAAGACGTATGTACAATGAGTTAGTAAGAAATGAGATTATAAGCGTATCAACCGATAGCGGATTTACAAAGGTAGATTCAGTTAAAAATGGTATCTATGGCTGGGAACTAAGTTTGTTAGTTGAAGTGCCTAACGATGTTATGTCTATATGTCCGTAAAGAAAGCCTTAGACACGTTTAGTAAGCGCGTAAAGCAGCAAGCGCGTGCAAACTTAACGCGTAATAAAATGAACGCAAGTAAGGGCTTGTATGAATCTACAAAGTACGATTTAACCGTAAGCCCGAACTCTTTTATTTTAAGTTTTGATTTAAAGAATTACTGGCAGTTTCAAGATAGCGGTGTAAGCGGTACGGAACGCAAATTTAATACGCCTTTTAGTTACAAGACAAAGAAACCACCAGCACAAATATTTGAGAAGTGGGCTAAACTTAAAGGCATAAAGCCCAGGAATAAACAAGGCAAATTCACTACTTATAAATCCTTTGGGTTTGCTGTTGCTACGGCTATTTTTAAACGCGGCATAAAGCCTACTAAGTTTTTTACTAAGCCATTCGAAAACGAATTTAAGAAACTGCCAGAGGAAGTCGTAGAAGCGTTTGCATTAGAACTTGACGACCTGTTAACATTTACTACGTCGTAAGGTCATACCTAAATACTATCGACAGGTTGCTCAAATGTATAATCATTCTTTTTTTCTTGTGTTATTACAAATGTATATTTCATGATGCTGTTTTGATTTAAACAAAGATACCCATTTTATCGTTATAAATTCTATGGCAACATTCGCAGAGATAGAAATAACGTTCGATCAGGAATTTGATTTTAACGTACAAAATAACGGTCTATCGATAGGCTTTACAAATCAATTTACGCAGTCTAGCGGGGTAGTTTTAGAAACTATCGTACAAACAAGGTCGCAAGCCTTTGAATTTTCAGCAGGAACGGACTCAAACACGCAAGCACAGCTATACAAAGACGCTATCGATTTGGATTTTGTGGCTAGTGGGCAATGGGAATGTACTATTTTAGTCAACGTTGTAACGGTTAAAAGTACAAACCCCGATATATTTATAAATCAGTTGTTTACTTTCGCGCCTAACGACGTAAGAGTAAGCGCGTTAATAACGAACACACCTAGCAGCGTGCCAGCAATCGACGGTTTAATGCTTGCGCGTTCAAACTATTACCTATCTTTAGTAATAAGTACGGAACTATTCCAGAATGTGCAGATGTTTTTTAGGACAGGCGACACGAGCGCAAGCCTTGCATCACCTAACTATGAGAAAAAAGTGTTTACGCCTAGTTTAAACTGGGAATATTTTGACGTTTTAATCTCTAGATTTGCTTTAGACTTCCTAAATCCTAGACCAGTATGGCGTGCATCTACTGGTATCTTACCGAGCGCTGTAGGTTCGTTAGTAGCAACTACAATACGAACGCAAAACAACGTACAGACCTCGCCACAGTCGCGTATTGTGGACTTAATTACTACGCGCGGATATTCGTCTTATGCTGACGGAGCCAATTACCTAGACACGACCAGCAACGTCTTACTAACCTCTAAGTTTAACCAAGTTCAGCAAGGGGATACAATCGTAGTGCCTGTATTAGCAGACGGATCCAGTTATTTTTTTGAAGATAAAGACCAAAATATTATTTATGGTAATACGATAGTAAATAGTCAGATAGTTGAAAACAGAGTTCAGTATTTATTTGTAGATACTACGGCATTAACCACGCCTTATATAGTATTAAATACAGAGTATATTTTTGAGATAGTAAAAGAGTGCAAGTTTACACCTGTTAACGTGATGTTTTTAAATAGGCTCGGAGTATTTGAGCAACTAACTTTTTTTAAGGCGAAAAACGAAAGCGTAACATTTACGCAAGAGGGCGAGTATAAAAATAATTTTGTTCTAGGTGGTTTATACGACACCTCACGACACTTATATAGAAGCGGGAACAAGAACGCACGAACTACCGTAAGCCTCAACAGCGGCTATCTAAACGAACAACAGAATGAAGTACTTAAAGACTTGCTAAATAGCGAGTATGTTTATTTTAATGATGCAGGAACTTTCACACCTGTAAACGTAGACAGCAAATCGCTAAGAGTTTTAACAGGGCTTAACGATAAATTAATAAATTACGCTATCGACTTTTTACAATCATTTGACGCGGTGCAAAATGTATAGCGATTTAGCACTTTACGTAAAGCGTAACGAGGACTCGCCATTTGAGCGCGTTACTTTATTCCCAGATGAAACGATAAGGCTTAACCAGTCGGTGCAATCTATTCAGGATTTAACCAAAATATTTACAGACTTCACGCAACAATTCAGAGTACCTGCTGACGACCTAAACAATGCTATTTTTAAGCACTACTACGACGCGCAAATAATAAACGGTTTTGACGCAAGAAAAAAACAAAGCGCGTTATTACTTTTAGGTGGTGTAACTTACAAAATAGGCAAGGTTCAACTTAACGGTGCATCTCTGCAATCAAATGTACCAGTAAATTATACGATAGAGTTTTTTGGTGATACGGTTAAAATAAAGGACTTGATAGGCGAGGACAAACTTCGGGATTTAGACGAACTTGTAGAGTTTGACCATGCATATAGCCCGCAAACGGTTTTAAGGGGATTTACCGGCCTGTTTGGTATCGGCTACGGCAGCATAGTATATCCTCTTTTATCTTATGACAGAAGATACTTGTTTCAAGGCTCACAACTAGACAACGAAGATAATATAAATATAAAGTATGACGCTTCATTTACTAGCGGGTTAAGCTGGCGAGAATTAAAACCAGCAATAAAAGTAAAAGAAATAATGGAAGCAATAAGCAGGCAGTACGGCTTGTTTTTTACAAATGATTTTTTTGCGCGCCAAGAGTTCGACAATCTATTTATGAGTTTAGGCAATGGCAAAGATGATGCTATTCCTAGTCGAATACTAGACCTGCATACTTTTACTATTACACCTTATCAAAGGGAAATGTACCAGCCGAGATTTAGACCAGAAATAAGCGCGCAAGTAAATGTAAGCGCGGGAGATTCTGAATACCGTTTGTTATTTTTTATAAATGGTGAGCAAGTTTTCAAAAGCGATTATTTAACAGGTAATAATCGGATAACTTATAGAGGTGACTTGTTTCCGTTTACTTCAGCACCGTATCTATTTAACTATAAATTAGAAATAAAAGGCATAATAACAGCGACGGTAGACATAACATACCAAACGTTAAACTTTGTAAACAACTCTAGTAATATTTTTGTAACTGATCAAAGCACAAATACCAGCAGTTTTACTAGCCTTGCGCCACAAGTAGAGATTAAAAACATTTTGCCCGATATAAAAGTAGTTGATTTTATAGCCGCAATCGTAAAGGCGTTTAATTTAGTAATCGTACCACAAAATAATGGCGACCTTTATATAAATGACCTAGCAAGCTGGTACGATAGCGGAGCAATTACTGACATATCGCAGTATGTAGATATAGAAACGCTAGACGTGACACGCGGTAAGCTATACAACGAGATTAATTTTGGTTATAAAGAGCAACAAAGCATACTTGCAGAACAATACGAGGGTATTTTTTCGCAACAATTTGGAGGTTTTGAGGATAGCCTAGAGAATATTTCAGCAGAGGACGAGTTAAAAATAGAACTACCATTTGAAAATCCACAGTTTGAACGCTTCACAGGCTCAACCGTGCAGTATGGATTGATAGTCGATAAGGATTTAAACGCCTATAACAACGCACCGTTCCTGTTTTACGCACCATTACTAGAGTTAACTTCCGATAACCGCATAGGATTCAGTGGTGATACCTACCAAGAAGTAATAAAAGCGCGCTTACCTAGTCATTCTTTGCAGTTAACAGGTGGTTTTGCGGCACAATTTAACGCGGAGTTTAGCGAGTACAACGGTGCTACTCTTTTAGACAACTGGTATTCACGATTTTATAGCGATTACCTAAATGATTTGTTTAGTGAAAACCGAAGACAGTTCACGCTAAATGCCAACCTACCCATAACACTTGCAAGTGAGTTAAAACTAAACGACAGACTAATAATAAAAGGCGATAGGTACATTATAGATACCGTGGATTCCAACTTAATCACAGGCGTTTCAAAATTGGTTTTAATAAATGATATTTTTACCAGCCTAAGCGCGGGCGACATAAGCAAGGTTTCACAATCTACTGGGCAATTTGCCGACGGTGGATCTATTTACTACACAGGTGCAGAGCAAGCATTTGTAACGACGCAAAGTCAGTTTATAATTTTACAAACGCCAGTAGTTACATCAGGCGAAAACATTGTATTTACATTTAAAGCCGATGTTTTTACAGAGGACAGAGTAGGCACTATAAATATAACGGACGGAGTAAGTAACCCGACTATAACAGTTTTACAATTAGCAACATGATAGGCAAAATAATAGATGCGCTGCAAGCATTTGAGTACTACGGTGAAACCGAAACAATAGAAATTGCAAAGGGAAAGTATGAACTAGTTTCTACTTTAAAAGGGGCAAAACGCAAGGTTATAAGAACAATTAAAATGTTACAAAATGATTGAGAAAGTTATAAAATTAGTAATAGACAAATCAGGCGCAGCAAAGAACGTCAAAGACTTAGACGAGTCGATTAAAGGCGTAGCAGACACCGCAGAGAAAGGCGGTAAGGAAGCGACCAAAAGCATAGACAAAGTAGGCAAGAGCGCAAAGAGTGCAGGCACAGCGGGCAAACTAGCCAGCAAGGGAATAAGCGCAATAGGCACAGCGATAAAGGGTCTAGGCTTAGGAATAGTCTTAGGGTTGTTTGCTTTATTTGCTAAAGTACTAAGCGAAAATCAAAAGGTTGCAGATTTCTTTTCGGTTGCAATAGGAACTATAAGCAACGTTTTTAGAGAAGTTGCTACGGCGGTCTTTAATGCCTTTAAATCAGTAAGCCAAGCAACAGGAGGGTTTGATAAATTAGGCAAAGTTTTAAGCGGTATTTTAACCTTAACCCTAACACCTTTTAAACTTGCTTTTTCGGGTATAAAATTAGCATTGCAAGAGGCGCAACTTGCGTGGGAGAAATCATTTTTCGGTGATAAAGACCAGGAAACAATAAAAACCTTAAACGCATCTATAAAACAAACGCAAGCCGAAATATTAAAAGCAACTACGGAGGCAGTCGCGGCAGGTTTTAAAATTAAGGATAATTTTGTAGGGGCTATTAGTGAAGTAGGCTCTTTGGCTAATGCCGTAAGTACTAACATAGGCAAGGTAAGTTTAGAGGCAGCATTTCAACAAGCGAAAACAAGTAAGGATTTGCAAAATAACGCTATACTATCCGCTGCAAGGTTACAAGGGTTGATAGAAAAGTTCGACGTTTTAGCAGAAACACAAAGACGCATAAGAGATGATGATAGGCTATCTATTGAGGAAAGGATAGCAGCTAATGAGGAGTTAGGCAAAGTACTTGACGAGCAAGAGAAAGCGCAAAAGGCACAGGCAGGTTTTCGGGTTGCAGCCGCAGCAGATGAGGTAAAACGAACCAACGGAAACATAGAAGCACAACGCGAACTAATCGAAGCGCAAAACGAACTTATAGCAATAGAGGCACAAGTCGGTGGATTTAGGTCAGAGCAGGAAGCTAACTTAAACAGCCTTTTGCTCGAACGTAAGGACATCCTAGGCGAATTAGGTAAGATAGGCAGAACTGAAATAGAACTCGCAAAAGACGAAGCCGCACAGCTTAGAGATGATAGGCTTGCGCAAATTGCTTTGCAGGTCGAGGACATACTAGAACGCGATAGATTGATTATTGCAGCAAAGCAAGATTTTGACAACAAGATAAAAGAGATTGACGAAGCGGAAGCATTAAGAGTAAAAGAGGCAGCAGAAAAAAAAGAGGCAGCAGACGAAAAAGTTGAAAAAGATAAAAAAGATTTAGAGGATGCCATAACTAATTCTAGGATTCAATCTCTCACCAATTTAAGCACAGTTGCGCAAGGTTTAGAAGCGTTAGCGGGAAAAAGAACGGTTGCGAGTAAAGCGTTAGCGGTTGCCACTACTTTAGTAGACACCTACCAAAGTGCTACGGCTGCTTTTAAAGCACAGCAAACACTAGCAACACCTGACGCGCCTATACGTGGAGCAATAGCAGCAGCGGCAGCGGTAGCGGCTGGACTGGCAAACGTTAAGCAAATACTATCCGTAAAGGTAGCTGGTCAAGGAGGCGGCTCTGGTGGTAACACAGCGACGGCAACAGCAACGCAGCAGCCAGCGTTTAATCTAGTAGGTAGGTCAAATGTAAACCAATTACGAACAGGTTTGGACCAGCAAGATACACCGCCTGTTAGAGCCTTTGTAGTAGGTCAAGATGTTACAAGCCAGCAAGCCGCAGACCGCAGTACAAGGTCGCAGGCTGCTTTTGGATAATTTATTTTTATTTTGAGTTAAACAAAAGGTTTAGGCTATCGTTATAACTATATGAGAATCTACAACGTTGAGTATAATCCAAAAGAAAACGAGGGCGTCTACGCTTTGTCGGTGGTTAAAAGTCCAGCCATGCAGAGCAACTGGATCACACTATCCGAGCAAAAAAAGACGGTAAAACTTGCAACGGTAGACGAGGAGCGCAGAATACTTATGGGTATAGCGTTAGTGCCAAACAAGCCTATTTTTAGAAGCGACGAGAGCGGTGACTACAACCTAGTTTTTTCTAGCAAAACAATAGTACAAGCCGCTCACGATTTTGTGAAAAAAGGCAACGTAAACAACAGCACACTAGAGCATGAGATTGATTTAGGAAGCGATGCGGTGAGCGTGGTTGAATCGTGGATTATAGAAGACGACGTACACGATAAGACGCGAAAATTTGGCTTTACTGACCGCGTAGGCTCATGGGCGGTAATGATGAAGGTACACGATGACAAAGTGTGGCAAGATGCCAAAGACGGCAAGATATTAGGCTTTAGTATTGACGGAATTTTTAACTTAAAAGAGATAACTAAAAATGTAACTATGAATAAACAAAATGAGTCCAAAGGGATTTTGCAGCGATTAGGTGAAGCCCTAATTAACGCATCAAAACCAGCGGACGTTAAACTAGCAGGCAGCGTAATAACCGCTGACGGTGTAGAAGTCTTTTATGACGGCGAGGCACTAGAGGTAGGTACGGTTGTATTTATTGAGAACGAGGGCGAGCAAGTACCTTTACCAGTAGGCGAGTATAGCCTAGAGGATGGCACTATGATGGTTATCGCAGAGGAAGGTATAATCGCAGAGATTATGCAACCAGAAGCAGCACCAGCAGAGGACGCTCCAGAAGTTGAAGCGGAACTATCCGACGACGAAATGAATAAATTTTTTAACGCGTTAGAAAAAAGGTTCGGTTTAAATTCTTTGACTACGCAACTAGCCGAGGTTAAGCAAGAAAACGCAGACTTTAAACTAGCACTTTCTAAAATGGGCGAGCAGCCAGCAACTACACGCATACAAGCAAAATCACAAGTAACACTAACCGAAAGACCAGCAACCGCCAAAGGGCGCATACTTGCTCAAATTCAAAAAAATAGAAACTAAAAAATGGCAACAACTACAACAGTATCAAGTAACTATGCGGGCAAGGTCGCAGGTGAAATAATCGGTGCAGCATTCAGAGAAGCTGACACTCTAGCAAAGGGCTTAATTACGCCTTTATTTAACGTAAACGATAAAATCAGTCTAAGACGTATTAGATACACGGACGGTACCGTCGCTTATTCTTGTGGATTCACTCCATCGGGTGCAATCCTTCTTAATGAGCGACAGATAATTCCTGTTAAGTTGATGAACAACTTAGAAGTATGTAAGGAAGATTTTAGACAAACATGGAGCGAAGACGGTTTTGGTGCAAGCGCCTTTAACGACACTCTAGCTGCTGACATCGAGAGCGCAATACTTGCCGAGGTTTTAGCAAGTACAGCACAACGTACAGATGACCTCATATGGAACGGAGATTCTGCAAATGTAGGTGAGTGGGACGGCTTTACAAAGTTGTTTAGAGCCGATGCAGCAGTAATTAAGCCTACACCAGCGGGTGCAATAACAAAGGACAACGTTATAGAAGCTTTGGAGTTGGTAGAGAACTCAATTCCTACCGCAATGCTACGTAAGAGCCTTGTATTTATTGTATCTCCTGACGTGGCTACTAAGTACTTGCAGAAGCTTACCTCTTTTGGAGCGATAAACGGTCTAGGTGGAAACGCAAATACTTCATTAGTATTCGGTCGTTACACACTAGAGATAGTTAACGGACTTGCTGACAACACGATAGTTGCTTATGAGGTTAAGAACCTTGCTTTTGCAACTGGCTTGCTAGGAGATCACAACGAAATCAGAGTTAAAGACATGGAAGATGTGTTATTTGACGGGCAAGTTAGGATGAAAATGGTTTACAACGGTGGTGTAAACTACTACAATTCAGAGGATATCGTTTATTACGTAGGCGCATAATGAGCTGTTTGGTAACAAAAGGACGCACAGAACCATGTAAGGACACGCTCGGAGGTATTCGGGCGGTGTACCTTGCAGATTTTGTCGAGGCAGATGGAGCATTTACAGTACTAGACGGAGCAGTTACGGCTATTGCAGCAGAGTTAACCACGGTTTACAAGTTTGAAGCACTAGCAGAGGGCAATACTTTTGACCAAGGTCTAATAGGAAGCCGTGAGGCAGGTACAAGAGTTAACACTCAAACGCTTACTTTAGTATTAAAGAAGCAAGATGTTTTAACACACGCGCAAGTGGATAAGATAGTTGCTGGTAGACCTGTAATAGTCGTTAGAGATAATAACGATAATTACCACGTCGCAGGAATAAGCGAGGGTATGGAAACCACAGGTAGCACTATCGGAACAGGTGGCGCAAAGGCAGATTTTAACGGTTACAATTTAACGTTTTCAGCACAAGAAAACAAAATCGCACCGCTTTTAGATTCAGCAACTAAAACCGCACTTGAAGCATTAGTTGACGGCACACCGATTAACCCATAGTAAAACAAATATTTAAGCAAAAAGCCTCTAATTAATTTTAGGGGCTTTTTTTATTAAACAAATACACATACTAATCGTTTTAACTACATGAAGATAGTTAACCAAGACTTAGCAAATTTTAACTTTAAATTTATACCGCGTAGTTTTAACCTTACTGAAGTGTTTTATACGCTAAAAGATAAGGCAAACGGTAACACTTTTACGTCGGAAACGTTTGCGCCTAACGTTGAGGTGCTAGGCTATTTGTCATTTACAATGCCGACAGACAGCATAACATTAAGCGAGGGCAGCAACTTAACTATCGATATTTATAACGGTTTAAAAGTGGTTTATAGAGGCGAAATCTATTGCACAAATCAAACCGACTTACAAAATTACACACTAAGAGCATGAGCGACATAAAAGTAATACAGTTAAACAATTACGTAAAGCCTAAAATAGAAGAGGTAAGGGGTAAGGATTGGGTTTTAAACGGAAAAGACAATTCTTATTTTCAGTACGTAGAAGATAGGTATATCGGAAGCCCAACGAATAGCACAATTATAAACGGTTACAGAAACCTTTATTTTGGGCGTGGTTTATACGCTAGAGATGCAGCACGCAAGCCTATGGATTATGCTAAGATGTTAGCGGCTATACCTAAGCGCGATATGCGCAAGGTCATAAAAGATTATGCTTTGCAGTTTAACGCTGCGTTTCAAATCATTACAAACAAAAACGGAACAAAGCAAGCCAAGTATATTGACGTTACAAAATTAGCGTTTAACAAGGTTAACGAGGACGGAGAAGTAGATGGATTTTGGTATTCTGAAGAATGGAAAAACGTGAAGAAGTATGAGCCTAAGTTTATACCTAAATACGGAACAACAAACGGTTCAGAAACTGAAATTTTATATATTAACGATGCGCAAGACAGCGCGTCTTATTACTCTTTACCAAAGTATCAAAGCGGTCTGCAGTATGCAGAAATGGAGGAGGAAATCTCTAACTATTATATAAACCACATTAAAAACGGATTTTCTTACGGCTACATTGTAAACATGAACAACGGTGTACCAGCAAGCGAAGAGCAACGCGAAGAGATTGAAAGACGTATAAAGATGCAAATGACTGGCAGCACAAACGCTGGCAAGATTATCATATCATTTAACGACGGCAAAGAAGCTGCGGTAGAAATAGTGCCTTTGCAAGTTAGCGACTCGCATAAGCAATGGGAAAGCGTAAACAAGCAAGGCGAGGAAAAAATAATGCGCGCTCACGGTGTAGTATCTCCTGTTTTGTTTGGTATCAAAGATAACAGCGGGCTAGGAAATAACGCAGAAGAATTACAAACCGCTTTGAGTTTGACAATGGATATGCGCATTAATCCAGAGCAGGACTTAATAATAGATAGCATCACACCATTTTTGCAAGAGCAAGGTATAAATTTAGATTTGTATTTTGAAGCCTTAAATAAAAAAGAGGAGCAAGAGGAAATGATGGACGCGCCAGTAGAAACTACTACACTAAGCGAGCAAGAGCCAGACGGGTCAGCGTTTTTAATAGGTCTAGGCGAGGTAATGGGCGATGAGTGGGAACTTATAAGCGAAGAGGCTATCCGCGGCATACCCGTAGACATAAACCTCGCAAGCCCGATAAATAACAGTCCTAACAACGCAAGTAAATCGCAAGATAACGGACTTTTTAAAGTGCGTTATGTGTATAAAGGTAATTCAGCTCCAGAACGTAAGTTTTGCCGAGACGTTATGGGTGCAAAATTAGTTTATCGCAAAGAAGATATTGATGCGGCTAGTAAAACTATTGTGCAAAAAAAAATGGGTGAAGGCGGTTCTAATACTTATGACATATTTTTATACAAAGGTGGCGTTAACTGCAAGCATTTCTGGCAGCGTCAAATATACTTAAGACGTAACAATGAGCGCATTTCAGTAAACGAGGCAAGGCGTAGAATCTTAGAACTAGACCCAAGCGATAGGGCAGATTTTAGACTACCAGTAAACGATAAAGAGGTAGCACAAATTGCAAGTCCTAGTAATAACTTTTGGAAACTAAGATAATGGCTTTAATCATACAACCCATAGAAATAACACGTAACACGCCAATGGGCGGTAATGTTGACGTCGACAAATACGCATACATGATACCAGAGCAGCAGGTCTTTGTACTAGAGCCTACGCTAGGTACTGCGTTAATAGATAAGATACTGCAAGATATAACAGATGATGGCATAGAAAGCCTTACAGGGCATTACAGAAAAATAGTGTTTGACTATTGCAAGCCTATTTTATGGAATAGCGTGTTTGCCGAATATCTTTTATTTGCTAGTATGTCGGTAAATAATAATGGAGTGTTTGACGTAACACCGCCAGACGCGCAAAACACGCAAGACACAATAATAAGCAGACGCACCAATGCCATAAGAGAAAAAGCGCAGGTTTATATAGACAGGTTAGAAAGATATTTAGAAGATAAAGGGCATGAGATACCAGAGTATCAACAAGCGCAGCCGAATAATTACGATATCGATCCTGTAATTAGCAGCAATATAGTAGGCGGTTTCTATTTAAAAGACTCACCACGCATAAAATTATGGTATCTCGATGGGTCAGATAGATAGAGGGCGTACAGAACCGTGTAAAGACACGCTAGGAGGCGTTAGAAACGTTTATTTGTGGAGTTGGCAGCAATATAACCTCACACAAATACAAGGCGTTAGGGGTGTTAATTTAGAGTCTTACCCGCTTACGATAGTTTATAAGTTTGAAACACTGGCAAATGGTACTGATTTAAGCGAAAGTTTAATTGATAATAACGGATATGAGCAAAAAGTAAATTTAATACTTAAAAAAATAGAGTTAGAAAGTAGCTTTGATTTAGATAGGTTTCAAGATATAAGGCTAGGTGTAATAGTTGAGGATTATAACGGTCTATTTAGGCTAATGGGTGCGTTTAATGGAGTGGATTTACTTAACCTTACGGTAAGTATAGGAAATGGAAACGCAGATTTTAATGGTTATCAGTTAGAACTAGAAGCGCGTGAACGTTTTAAGTCGCCTTTATTTACGAGTTTAGAAGATGCGGGCTTTGTTTTAGTAACCGATAACGATTATTTATTGAGTGAATTATTTGAGATTTTAACAGACGGTAACAATAACCGATTAATATACGCATAATGGCAGATAAATTATTTAGGGATTATTTTAACGAAAAAGTAACGGACACCGTTTTGCCTGCGAACGCAAAAGTTTTGATTCAAGACGGTACTGGCGAGCCTACGCAAATAAACGCAGGTTCTATCAGCACGGGTCAGCTTGTAAAAGTTACAGAAAACGGTGAAACAGGCTACAGACTTAAAGATGCTGACCCTGCAAACTATGGAAATATAGGTTTTAAATCAGTAGATTTAAGTACACAAACCCAAGCAAGCACTACCAGAGGTGCTACTGGTGAATTAGCATTTGTACAAGGAATTAACACGACAGCAAGTGGCGAAGCATCTAATGCATTAGGCGACACTACGATAGCAAGTGGCTATTCAGCGAGCGCAAATGGAGGTGACACCATCGCAAGTGGTGATTGTTCAACCTCTCAAGGCGTTGGTTCATTTGCGCGTGCACGTGGAGAACATTCTGGAGGTATATATGGAACAGACTACACGCCTACACAAATTCAGGAAGACAGACTTGTAAACTACGGTAATGGAGTAGACACAAACAACCGTTCAGACGCTTATACTTTGTTTAAAAACGGAATGCAAAAGTTCTTTACCGCTGCATTATCTACTATTACAAACGCTGTCAAAGGCTCTGTAATGCTAGACGAAAACGCAAGGTTAAACATTCACGACGGCACCGCGTTTAAGGCTGTTGCGTTTACTTCGGAAGTAGCGACAGCAGCGCAGGGTGTAACAGCAGACAACAGCGTGCAGCTTACAGGTGCGCAGACAGTTGCGGGGGTTAAAACATTTACAAACAACATAATTGCAAATGGCAACGTAGGTATAAACCAAACCACGCCAACACAGAGACTAGACGTTGTAGGTAACGGTAAGTTTAGCGGAACGGTTACAGCAAGCAACGGAACGCTTTTGGCAGGCACAGGAACAACAAACTTTTTACCTAAATTTACTGCTAGTGGTGTGGTGGGTAATAGTTCTATTTTTGATAATGGAACGAATGTTGGAATAGGAACAACTACATTAGATGAAACTTTAAATATTTTTAAAACTGATAGACCTTATGTAAAGTTTAGTTCTACTTCGGCAACATTGGGTGTCTTTCTTGGTTTTGCAAATTCAGATGGTACTTTTCAAATAAGAAATAAAGAAAATAAAAATATAGAATTTTTAACAAATGATATTGCAAGGTCTGTTATTTTAGCAAATGGAAATTTTGGTATAAACAAAACTATCCCAATAGAGAAACTAGACGTTGTAGGTAATGGTAAGTTCAGCGGCACGGTTACAGCAGGCTCGGACATAAACGCAAACGGTTTAACAGTAGGGCGTGGTGGCGGTAATATATCTACCAACACAGCAAATGGAGTAAATGCTTTATTTTCAAACACAACAGGAGTTAGTAACACAGCAAACGGAGTAAATGCTTTGCTAAACAACACAACAGGAGGTAATAACACAGCAAACGGAGTAAATGCTTTGCTAAACAACACAACAGGAGGTAATAACACAGCAAATGGATCAAATGCTTTGCGTTCAAACACAACAGGTTCTGATAACACAGCAAATGGTAGAGATGCTTTGTTTAATAACACAACAGGAGGTAATAACACAGCAAATGGAGTATCTTCAGGGCGTTTTATTGTAGACGGTTCAACTGCAACAATAGTAAACAATTCAGTCTTTTTAGGATTCAATACTAAGCCGTTAGGTAATAGCCAAACTAATCAAATTGTAATTGGACATACCGCAATAGGTGCAGGTTCAAACACGGTAACTCTAGGTAACACTGCAATTACAAACACTATATTAAGAGGTGCAGTATCATTTGCACAATTTACCACAGCAACCGAGCCAGCCTACCTTAAAGGCGCGCAATTTTTTAACACTACATTAGATAAAATGAGAATAGGCGGTGCGACCGCTTACGAAACAGTAACAAGTTCATAAATAAAAATAAAAATTATGTCAAAATTTACAGAAACCAGAACACCATACGAATTTTTAGTACGTTGGAATCAAAACAGCACCATTTCGGGCGCACACGTAGGCTTTTTAGACACTGTATTAAAAGACGGTGAAATACTAACGCAAAAACAAAACAACGTACAGAGCGTTGCGCTAGGACTGCAAGAAGGCTTCCCTTTAAGCGATGTTTTAGAGCAAGTATTAATAGATGCCTTGCTTTTAATTGAAACATTGCAAAGTGATAACACAGCTTTAAAAGCGGAAGTAGAATCTAAGGATAAAGAAATTGCAGAACTTGAAGCCAGCGCAACGCAATCAGCCAAAGAAATAGCAGACCTGCAAGAAGCAGCAACAGAAAAAGAAGCACCGAAAAGCGATGCAGTAGAAATGTAACTAATAATATTTTTAAAATGATTGATTTGATTAAGAGCCACTGGGATAATATTTTCCTAGCACTAAGCG